CAGGATTATCAATATCTTTATATTGCTCTATTGGACTTTCATCCCTAAACATTCGCATCATATTTTGTAATTGTATTTTGTCGTATTTTGTAGCTTGTCTTATCATACATCCTTGCCAAAAGAATAATTAATTGTTTCTATAAATCCAACTCTTGCCATAGAAGTGTCGGTGAGATTCCAATACATCCAAGCGTTATCATTTGTATATCGACCAGCAGTTCTATTTTGTAAAATAATTTGAATGCTTGATGCCGCTATATTTATAACGCCAACATACATTCTTATTTCTTCCATCCATTGTTCGGATATGGCAAAAGAATTTACATAGCCTGTAAAAAATTTATATAAACCGCCTGTGCCACCTGTTGTTATTAATGCGCCATTAGTATCAAAAAATCCATGCCACATTTCAATATAAGAACCTTTTATTTCATGGCCTAATGTCCAACCTAATAAAGCCGTATCAATACCCACAATAGTCATACTTGTTTCATTGGCGGTTGATTTAATATCTCTTTGAACATCATTAATTTTGACTAGGCCACCTAAAGCGTCAAACGGATTACTATCAACTGCCGGTATAGTTAATGCACTTGGTGTTGTAGCAAATCTATAAACAACATTTTCATAAACTGTTCCTGTGCCTGATCCAACACCTGTGGCTACAAATACTGTGCCATAGTTATTATTAGCCGCACCCCAAGAAGTCCAATCAGTAGGTAAACCTGCACCTGTAACAGTAGTTCTAACTGTATAAGTTTGACCAATGACAAGATTGCCAGCAATAACAGTAGCTCGCGTAGTAACACGAACAAAGTCTGCCATTCTTATATTGTTAGTATTGGTTACGGGAGTTATTACATTCATAGAACATCTTCAATTGCTACAAAAGGGCCATTCCAAGATATAAATGAATCATTAGTCATAGGCACTAATGTATAGGTAGGATACTCGCGCAATATAACAGGAAATGTAGCGCCTGTATAAGTGCCGCCGCCTAAAGATATAGTCGTTCCATATTGGCCAATAACTGCTCCAACTGCACTAACTAAAGTATCAATTAAATTTCTGTGAACAGGAATATTAACAGTTGAGCTTGCACCTCTTTGAACATCAGCCGTTGCAATATAAGCATATCTGCCTACTTGGCAAAAATCGCCTTTTTTAACAATGTAAGCCGTTGAAGATATGCTAGGCAAACTACCTAATACAAGTGTTTTATTAGCACTTGAAGTTTGCCATTGACAAGCCGCTATTTGGCCTGATGTCATATCACCTTGATAGGCTACATAATTAAGCCAACCAATATTTGTAAAATTAAGATATTGTTCTGTAGCTTTATCTGCTACACGCAAGGATGATAATAAATTTCTATTTTGACTATAAAGCAAATACTTCATAGGATTCATGGTAAATTCAAAAGGTTGAACAGTAAGAAGTTCGGAAGTTGAGATGCGCTGATTGCGACTTAAAACTTGACCAACAAGCTTTTGATCATTAATTGCAATCGATTCTGAAACTTGTAATATTGTATTTAATGACATAATTATGATCTCGATTGTGGCAATGATCTTGTAGCGGATTGATTAGCCGCAAATACCGCTTGTTTATTTCTTGATAAAAATTGTGTTGCAGATTGCGTATCAATAGCACTCATACTTGCAATATAAGGCCCATTATACACTATTTGAGGGCCACCGCCCATAGCAGAGCCTAATTGATTATTTGGAATAATAGTGCCTGCGGTTTTAGGAATAAATAATTCAGGGCCACTTTCACCCACCATACTTGGAACGCCAACAGGTGGATTGCCACCATCAGCAAATCCTTTTAATTTAATTCCGCCTGTAAAAGCTTTTCCACCGCCGCCACCGCCACCACCAAATAGACCACTAAAAAAACTACCAATACCTGATGATTGAAATATAGATGTAGCTTGTGCTTTTAATTGTATTTTAAGTAAATCACCAATAATACTTTTTGCTAAATCACCAAAACTTAATTTGCCTGTTTCAACAAATCTTTCTAATGCGGTTTCAAGATTTTGTGTTACGGATACGAATGCTTGCTCACCTAATTTAGCCGCATTGGAAGCGTTATCTGCATAAGTAGCAAAAGCTTTTTGCCAACCAAACTCAAAACTTCTTTGAGCTTCACCAACTTGATAAGCTTCTCTAGCTCTAGCTTTTTCTGCTTCAGCCCATGCGTTAGCTTGTTCTTGATTCATTTTGCGACCAAATTGATCGCCTAAAGTTAATTGCTGGCGCTTTTGTTCTATATCAAATAATTCTAATTGAAGCTTTCTTTCATTTTCTGTAAGGAAAGCTAATTCATGTTCTTTTTGTAATCTTTCGCCTTTAGCTTTACTTATTAATAATTCTCTTTCATAAAATTCCTGTTGTTTCTTGGCCGCTTCAGCCAATCTTTTTGCTTCAGCTTCAGCTTCTTTATTTTTTGCTTCAGTAACTTCTCTAATATTTTTTTTAGGTGCGGCTACACCACCAATGCCTGACATAATGCCAGGAACATTAGCGCCTTGAACTGATCCAAATTCTCTTTCGCTTGGAGCAACATATTTGCTAATTCCTTCTCTGTCTTTCCATGCAGTCCACCATCCCGCTTCTTTTTTAATTGCTTGGAATCTATCAATTATTTGCTTTTGTCTTTCAAAATGCCTTTCCATTGCTTGTGTTGCCGCATCAAAAGCAGGTGCAAGTGCTTCAGCTAAATTAACTTTTAAATTAAAAAATAACTTGTCTAAACGATCAACTGAAACGCCTATTTTTTTAAATGCTTCGTCTGATTCTGAAAATTTATTTTTAGTTTTATCTAAATCGTCTGCAAAACCTTTTATATCTATACCGCGCATAGCTCGGCCAAACATATCCATAGCTAAAGCATTGCGTCTAGTAGTATCTTCAACTGCGGATAATGATTTAACAGTTTTTTCAAATAAATCTTGAGGGGCAAGCGTTCTTAAATCTTTTAAAGATACGCCAATAGATAAAAATGCTTTTTGTGCTTTTTCTGATCCTTGTGCGGCTTCATCAACTTTGTTTGCGAATGATGCCATAAGCTTACCAGCATCTTCACTATTACCACCATTTTGAGTTAAAGCATTGGACATCCGCAATACGGATTGAACGGACATTTCATTGGCTTTTGCGACATCATTTATTTTGTCAGCAAAATTGATTGCTTCACGAGCGGAAGCGGCAAAAGCAGTTCCAACTGCAAGTAAAGATATTTTTGCGCCTGTGCTAAAGCCTTCTACTTTGTCTTTAGCCTTGCCTAGATTGGCATTAAACTCGCCAGCATCAAGCCCAAGTAAAACCGCTAACCTTGAAATAATTGCCATAATTACTTACCTTTAAATCTATCCATTTTAAAGTCAGGTGCTTGCGACATAAATGTAAGTAAAGAATCGCTAGGATCAGTTTTTTCTATACCATAAATATAATCATAAGCACTACCCAAGACGCTTTTTAGAGTATAAGGTGGGCTACTACTTGCTCTTAAATAATTAAAAACTCCCGATGTGAGAGTTCCTTGCATAGTTAATAAGCTTCTATTTCCAATTAACCCATCAGCATACATGACTGTTATTTCATTCATGGTTGCTTCATCTAATGCGTCTATATCTTGTATTGTATGCCCGTTGAAAACCATAGCCGCACGCACTTGGGTTCTTAACGAGCTTGCTACTTTGACTTTATGTCTTTGTATTCAGGGCTAATAACCTCGTTAATTTTTTCCACTAAAGTCATTTGAACAGATAATGGAAATTCAGCTTCTACATCTTCATAATTTATATCTTCTAATGATCCCGCTTCAGGTATTAGAAATTTAATATATTCAACTATTCTATGTTGCAATATATGTTTATTCTTGGCAGTTTCTCTCATTGATCTGCCATCAATAACCATATCGTTATCTTTTATTTCTACGCCTTCTTTTTCTTTAAGGCCATCAAATTCTTTGAGCATTTTTTGATATTCAAGCTCAACTTTTTCCTCATTAGGTGTTTTAAAGTAATTATAAATAGCTTCAATTTCAGATACGCTTGGCACTCTTACTTTAAATGTATGATCGCCTAATTCAAACGACCTAGTTAATACCGATAATCTATTTTCCTCGTATTTTTTACCGAGTGCTGATCCTAATTTACTCATATCTTTTCCTTATGTTGTTAAATTTTTAGCTTTGTATGAATCCATTTTTTGTTTAATAATTAATCCTAACCTTGTTGCAACTGCTTGAGCTTGCGATTCTAATGATATTCGCATAAATGGTTTGGCTGACATATTAGCCGTTCCAAATTCATTGGCTATGGCTCTAGCGTCAAACATAACACCTTGTTCTGTATAAAACTTCCTTTTAGCCTTTTTATATTCCTTGCCTTTTAAATTACCATATTCGGCTTGAAATTGTTGCTTTACTTTTTTAGGAATTGGTCGAGATGAAACAAGAGATATAACAGAATCTTTTGGTGTTACATATCTTGACTTCATATCTTTTCTAGTAGGTCGCCTTGCGGTGATATATAAAGAGCGATCCAATGCACCTGTGTCTTTAGGTGATAATGCTTTTGCCATAGCTAATACAGGCTTTATGGCTTCTCTAACTGCTGGTATTAATACCTTGCTTTTTGCGTCTTTATCGCCAAACTGTTCTTGAAATTCTTTAAATGCATCAAGAGTTTCTTTTAAACCATTGACCGCAAATTTAACGCTCATTAATCTGCCTTAATTATTTTTTGATAAATCGTATTATTAAGTTTAATAGCATAATCAACGGCTTCTTCAGGCGTTAATTTATCAGCATGATTTTTAGCAATATCGTGAGCTAAAGCAATGCCTGTTAATCGTTGTTGAGCAAAACCAAACCAATTCTTTTGACCTGAATTGGCTTGGCTTACTAAATAACTTAATAAATCATCACTATTCTTGATTGTAGTCGTCATTTTGTTTTACCTTTTCTTTTTTTGTATTTTCATAAGGATTAACTTTAGCTAATGCTTGTAATGCAATATATTCAGCACTATCAGGATTAGCTTTTGCTAAAGCATCAGCAACTTCTTTTGCATCAACAGGCAATCCTAAAACTACTGTATCAAGGCTTTGATAGGTGCTAGTTAATATTTCAATAGCTTCAGATAATTTCATATTTAACCCTTATTAAGTATTATTTGACCAGCCGTATTGATTACCACGCGGATGAACAGTAAATGTGCATTTAGCTTCAGCAGTTGGATTAGGATCAACTGTGAATTGACCTACTCGACCATTAAAAGCGTAATTAACAATATTAGTTCCATCAGTTGCAGAAATAACAAAGGTTCTATCAATCGTGCCGTTATAAGCATCGCCACGCATTAAAAGAAGATTTGCGTCTGAAGGATTCCATGCCGCAGTAATTGTCATTGATGTTGGAGCGGCTTGAGTAGGAATCTTGTCAGATTGACGAGAGCCTGCAACATTGTAATTAGCCATTGCATCATCTTGACCAAAAGCTGGAATAGCTTCTACAGGTAACAAGTTTGCTGAAACTGTGATGCCTGATACTGAAGCATAAACAGAAAGGTTAGCAGTTGTTAAAGCGGTTGGTGTTGCGCCTGATTGGCAATAAAGACTTGCGCTAAAACCTGGTAAAACTTTATTTGGAAGTGCCATAATTTATTTCCTCACATTAAAAAATTAAAAAGTTCTTATGTTGGTATGTATAAGGTGCAATCCATAAATATATTATGAAGCCCAATCTCATTGTCGTATCCATGATATAACCACACTACATCTGCTTTTGAAACATTAAAACTATTACCGCCGCCACCAAAAGTTCCACTATAGCCATGTAGTGCTTGCAAAATAGAGTTAGAAATATTAAACCCATCTGCCATATCCTGTGTAAAAACACTAATCTGAAAAACAGGTGTATCTATACCTTTAATACTTTGTATTTTGCCAGTATATACTGGTTGATGCACATCTCTTAATTGCCAAGTAATAAATTTACCTTGCGTTGCATAATTTCTGTTGAAATTAGCATATACAGGTATAGGCGTAACTATGCTAGATAATTGTGCCTGTATTGCCTGTGCATATACCCTAACATCTTGTTGAGTTGCCATCTATACATCTACACTTGGTTTGTTAAAGTAACATATTAAAGTTACACTCATTCTATCATTAGATATACTAGAATCAGCTATTCGCCAATCAACATTTTGATAAGTTATTGAATATAAATTATCGTTATCTACTATATCTCTAGTATATGGTGTGTAATTAAATTTCATTTGCACCAAATCACTATATATTCTAAATTTTTCTGAAGTGGCCACATTAGCTCTTACTTCAGATATTAATGGCCTGCTTGTAAATTTAACAGTTTTAGTTGTTTGTGTTTCACCATAACTGCTTGTGGCAAAAGACAAGTTATTAACTTCTACTGTTTCAAATTTTGTTATTGCCATTTACATTACCAATGGTTTATAAGGTCTTAATAAACAATCCACTCCATAAGGAATTTTTTGCAATCCACCTGCTACTGATTCTGATCTATTATTATAAAGATGAGTAAATAACAATAAACCAGCTTGCTTAATTATAGGATAAGCCTGTGTAAAGTTTGCATTTTGTGTATATTCAACAATAATAGGGCTTGTTCTATAAGTGCTTACATCCGATGGAATGCCACTATTTAATACAACTTTATTTCCAGTCGAATCATAATAATAACTACTTGAAGCAATAGTTGTTAGAACGCTTGGCGTGCTTCCATTGTAATAAGCAACTTTTGTTATGCTTAAATTACCGCTATTAAACTTATCAACATAACTTGTAACTGGCAAATCTAAATAAACAGGCGTTGAAAAATTAGCTGATAAGCCATAATAAACCCTATATGATGTAGGGAAGATTGACATACCAAGATAATCTTCAATATGCATGCGAACTGCTAATTCTAAACTTTCTAAATACGCATCTTGCGATTCATCAGTTCCTAAATTTAACTGTTGCGCTATTTCATCTAATGTTAGCCAGTTTGTAGTTAAGTCGCGACTAATCTGTTCAAACTTATCATAGTTGAACGGATTGCGAGTAGTTCCATACGGCACTTGCCCAAGCGTGTCGCTCATTATTAAGCCCCTACTAAAAATACGCCTGCAAAAGGATTTCTAACAGTTGATGCTAATCGTTTTTCTGCAAATAAAGTTATAAAGCCAGGTGCAGTTTGATCAAAGCGTTTAATATTCATTTCCTCTGCATCAGCAATAGTTAAGAATTGATCCCAGTTTGCTAACACACCTGAAATTTTACCTGCGGCTGGAGCGTCTAAATACGGATTAACAATTACAGGGAATCCGAATAAATAAACTAATGATCCGCCATCTTCCGTTCCCGTTTCAACAAACATTGGAGCGCCACCTGTTGATCCTTTTAATTTTCTTAATTGAGAAATTAAAGCAGGATGTAAATGCCATGCAGTTGTAGGTAATGCCCAATATTGACCGGGCAATAAATTGGCCGCATTAACAATATCGTCATAAGTAATCGCTGAAGCTGAAAACTCTTCTTTTAAAATAGTATGAATACCATTAGTTATAGCAGTTCCGCTTGAGCCATAAGATGCGGCTGAAGTGCTTGTGTTATAAACAACCAAACCTCGCAAACCATCAGTTCCGCCAGTTGTTGTTGTTGTTGATCCTGCTTGATCGTTGTTAATAGCCATTGACTGCGCTTCTAGCGATGATAGCTCAAGCATTAAATCGTTAGAGATAGCTGGATCGATACCATTAATATCATCCATAACGGCAGTTCTAATTGGTAATTGTGCAGTAATAACTCTAGTGGGTAATTGCCATATTGATGTTGCAATATTTGGGCTACCACTATTGGCAGTTACAGGATATGTAAAAGGGTTTGTTGCGTCTGCGGCATTACCTGTTTTAGCAACAAATTGAGCGGCTGATCCTGTGTATGTAACTTGACGGCTTCCCATTCTAAATGGGTTTGCATATCTTAAAGCGGCAAAAGCGTCATCAAAATAAACTCGACCACCAATATTTAAACCTGATCCTGTTAGCGTTGATGCTTCTTCTACATCTTTGGTCTTATTGTTATCAGTAAAATTAACTGTAGCTTGACCTTCAGTTAAAGCCTGTTTAATGCCATTTAAAATTTTTTCAGATGTATTCATATTTATTCCTAATTAATTAAGAAAAAAAGGCGGCGATAAAACCGCCTTTTCCCCGTATTACATTAATGCTATAGATCAGCAGTTTTTGTTGATCTGTAACGAACTAAAGCGAAAGGATCAACAATAGATGTTGCTAATCGTTTTTCACCATAGAAAGTAATAGAACCTGGCAATGTTTGATCATAGCGGCGTAATACCATGTTTAAACGATCAACAATAGTATGACCTCTAGTAAAATCACCAAAATACATTGGATAGAGATTATCAGTTCCAGCCGATGCTGATGCTTTAGAAGGTGCATTTACATAAGTATTAACAACAACATCAAAACCTAGTAATTTACCAACAATACCATCATCGCGAGATAAACCATCAACATAAATTGGGCGTTTTTGATCATCCACTAATCCACGAATTGCTGAAAGCATAACAGGATTAATAATGAATTTAGCATTAGGTGTCCAATATGCTTGTGGTAATGCATAAACAAAATTAACAATGTCTTTATAAACAACATTATTTGTTATTGCATTTCCGTTTGTTGTTAATTGATCGTATGTTGCTAAATTATGCAAACCATCGCTTGATGCCGTTCCTGACGAACCAAAAGATGATGCTGATGTAGTGCCACCTGTGTAAGTAGCATTAGCACCTGGATATTGATTAAGACCGCGTAAGCCGTCAGAACCACCACCACCTGTTGCAGTAGCCGCACCTTGATCGTTGTTTGTGATCATACTAATAGCTTCGCGTTGGCTAAATTCAGCTAACATATCTGAAATTACATTAGATTCTAAACCATCGATGTCATCTAAAGCCGCAGTTCTAATTGGAAATTGAACATTTAAGTCTTTAAGATTTAATTGCCAAATTGCAGTTGCTTCAGTTGTAGCCGCAGTATTATTAACAATACCATAACCCCAACCAGCGCCAGCATCACCTGTTTTAGCTCTAAATTGATATGTAGAACCATCAGTAGCAACTGAACGAGATACACCGCGCATAGGATTTTCTAAACGCAATGAAGCAAATACTGGATCATAAGCAGTTCTACCACCAATGCCTGCACCTGAACCTGTTAGAGTTGAAGCTTCTTTAATGTATGCGTCATATTGACCAGCATCTTCAAATAATTTAATTTCTTTTTCTACGCGACCATTGCCTTTTATAAATTCAGCAAGTTGTCCTTTAACCATACGATTAACTTCTTGCGAAATTGATTTGTATGTTTTAATTACTGGAGTTGCGTTAATTGAAGCAACTTTAGCTTCAAGTGCCGCTACTTTTTCATCAAAAGAAGCTACAGTTTCAGCAATTTTAGCATCAACAGTAGTTGTTACTTCAGCTACCTTCGCTAAATTTGCCGCTTCTATAGCGTCTAATTTTTCAATGATTTTTTCCATGATTTATCCTTTTAAACGATTGTTAAGATGTTTAAGAAGTTCTCTTTGCTCAAAAGCTTTAAGCAATTCTTCTTCTTGGTTTACCACCGCATCGGATTCACTCTGAATAGGTGTATTTTCAAAAATAACTTTAGGCTCATCACGAGTTTCTAAAATTTGTTTGAAAATTGAAGATGCGGTGGTCGCATCTTTTCTTGAAAGTTTTGCATCACGCAATGCTTTCTCGATAAGTTTTAAGTCTAAAGAACCATCGGCTCTAAAGCACTCTAATTTCGAGATTTCAGCATTTAAATTATTTGGTTGCATAACAATTGACACTTCTCTTAATCCGCCTTTAGTAATTTGGAAATAAGCTTCATCCATATCATCATCGTCTGCTAAAACATTGCCTTCTTTATCTGTCATACAGTATTCGTCTGCATAAGCGCCTACAGAAACACCGCCAACAAGGTTTGGGCTTTCTTTCATAATAGTATATAAGTCTTTACCCATGCTTGTATTGACAAACATTTTACCTTTTGCATGCATGCCTTCATCATCCATCATAAATTCATACCATTCACCAACTGGCATAGACATATCGTTATGTTGAAAATACATTGGCAAAGGTTTTTCTGATTTCATAAATTCATCCATCCAATCAGCAAACCCTTCAGCTTTATAATTGAACTTACGGCCATCAGCACCTTCTCTTGGGCCAAAAGTTGTTACTGTTGCTTCAATCACACCGCTATAATCGGAAGCTTCATCGGCTTTAACACCTAATTCAACTTTTGATTCAAAAAAATACTTTTCAAAATTTAGTTTATTAATCATTGATTGGAACTCCCTTATTTTTCATTCCGTTAGTTTCAACAGGTTTAGGTTTTCTCTTTTTAGCCTGTTGCGTTAATTTGTCGAGTAGCTCTTTTAATGTCATTAGGCTTTTCCTGCCTGACCTGTTTTGCCAACGCTAGAAGTGTTGCCACCGCCACCCGTATCTTGCGGTGAAGTGCCACTAATAGGCCTAGCTTGTTTTGATGTATCTTTTAATTCGTCTGCGCCTTCAAAGTTTTCTTTGCCAAGATATTCTCGCGCTTCATTAGGTGTGATTATACCATTATTCACACCTGCTACGGCATAATTCATTTGATCTAGCGGTGCGCCTTTTAAAAAGTTTTCAGTTTGGAATTCAATACAGAGGTTTGGGTAGCCATTTAGTAAAGATGACTTAAACTTTTGCTGAATATTAACAATCATTGGATACATTGTTGATTTATAAAATTCATCAAGCATAGTTTGAGTATTATTATATTTACTTTCGCCAATACCTAGCATAGATGGCGGAACGCCAAATAAACCACAGATACGCTTCATAGTTTGTTCTTTTAATGCGCGTGCATCAGCATCTTGAAGTGTTAGCATATTTAATGGCATATACTTCATGCCGTTATCTAACAACATACCTTGACCTGGTTTAGATAAGTCGGTTGATTTAGAACCTGTTAGAGAAGTCCATGCTTCTTTTAATCTTGCGGCTATTTCTTTAAATTTAGCATCAGGAATAACTTGGTCTGTAACAAACATGCCGCTTGGTTTAGCACCATTAAGCATAATAAAGTTTGAATAGAGGTCAATATCTTGATCAAGCGATACAAGTTCGGTGGCTAAAATGCCTTTATTAAAACCAGCCGAACCTTGCCAAGCCATTTCACTTGCATGAATAACTTGGAAATAATCTAATGGCTCATCCTTATTAAATCCGTAAGTGCTAGTCGATAACCTATATGTAGGATACCGCGTAGGCGTGATTTGAGCGGTTATTAAGGTGGAATCCAAAAGATACATTTCCATTGGGGTTAGCGTAGAGTTAGTTTGCTCTTTGCGCCATAAAGCGGTGAATGTTTCGCCCGAGAGGTCATACCACATAGACCATTGATACCAAAACTCGTATGCAGATTGATAGTTATTAGGATTGTTTAATAAATAATAGACTGCTTTTGCTTTAGCTTTATCTCTAGCTGAAACATTAGGATCAGTAACCGCATCAACTAGCTTACCATTTTCATCATAAGCCATGATCTTAATAGGTAGTTGAGCTAATGCGCGAGCTTTAGCATTTACGCAAGCCATAACAGTTGAGTTGCGTGATAGCATAGACATATCGACTACGCGACCAGCCGCATTCACAGAACTTGTAGTTACATATAATAATTGATTATTTGATTGATTTTTTTGACCTTGAACATTGCGTAAGATGTTGTTTCCTAACGCAGTTTGGCCAAATAATGTATTACTTTCTGATGCGTTTTTGTTTGATTTTCTTTTGAAAATATCTGTTATAGCCATATTTTTCCTTTATAAGCTTCTAAAGCCAAACGCACTAGAAACAAATGGGTTATCCAATGAGCAATGCATAGCGATAATAAGCGCTATTATACCATCAACCTTTGCTGATTTATCAGCTTCATTCTTGCGAATCTTAATATTGCCATTCACATCTTCATAAACTTCGCAATTACCTAATTGCCATCCTACAAACGGATTACCACTATGTTTAATTTGATGTTGCATAATTAATTTTTCAGTATGCTTGGATGGATTATTTAAAACGGCCATACCCTGTCCAACTTTTTTGACGGGAATACTGTAATCATACAATCTTGCTACTAAAGAAGCGGCATTATAAGCATCATACCCTACTTCCTTAACATTATAAAGCGTTGCTTGTTGTTTTATGTATTCAGATATTTCTCGATCATCCATAACATTGCCTTCAGTAATCTTTAAAATACCTGATCGAACTGCTTGATCAAAGATTGGTCGATAATGAGTTGGAATTAATTCTAAACCTTCTTCGGGTAAAAAGAATTGAAAGTGTGCATAGTAATCTTCTTCCGAATATCTTTTTAATACACATACTGCATTTAAGTCGCGAGTGGCCGCCAAGTCAAAACCAACAAAGACTGCTTCAGGATCAGGCTTATCTTCACCAATAGAATCATCCCAATATTGCCGATCAATCCATGCGGTGTTAGCGCTTACATAAATGTTAAGTGTCTTACATAAGAATTCATTAAGTGCCGCAGGTTTTAATTTAGCTTGTTCGCATCGTTCTTTAATTGCATCTTGATAAACAGATATGCCATGCATAGGGTTTGCTTTAGCCCAAGTCTTTTCATCTCGCCAATCGTCTGCGGGATCAAGTCCATAAAGAAGGCCAAACCATTTAGGATTATCAGGTGCTTCGCCATGAAGCATAGCTTCAAAAGCCATTAAGTCCTCATAGAATTTAGTTTCTTTAGTAAACGATGCGGTAGTGATATAAATCCTTAACGGATTCTTTCGGGCCACCATACCTGAATGGATAACTTCAATAGAGTTACGATCAACAATCTGTGCGGCTTCATCTATGATAGCGCATGATGCATTCTTACCATCGCCTGATTTTTTATTGTCGCGAGAGAGTGCTTTAAATACAGTTTGAGCATCATTGGTTTTTCCAATCTCATATTTAGAAACTCGATAGCAAGCTTTCAATTCTTCAGGCATAGATTCAATCATAGAACGAGCGGCATCAAAAACAATCATTGCTTGATCTCGATTGGTTGCTAAAGTAAATACCTCTGCGCCAGCTTCGTTAAATAATAATTCGTATAAGCCAATGATTGCAGTTAGTGTGGACTTACCTGCTTTTCTAGGAATATAAACAATGACATCAGTTGTCATTCTTTTATCGTGATCTTTTTTGTGGCGGAATCCATAGATGCCACATATAAGCATTATTTGGAAAGGTTGCAGTTCTATTTGTTGGCCAGCATCAGGGCCTTTAGTATGTTTAAGAACGGAAACAAAATTTAAAACATGATCGACATATTCAGGGATAAATTCAAACTCCCATTGCTTATCTTCCATAAAGTTTAGAAAGCGCTGGCAAGCAAGCTGAATATTTTTGCAAACTTCTATATTGCCTTTAACAACATCGTTGGCATATTTAATGCCTATCTTATAATCCATTATTTTTTAACTTGTGGCCCTTGTAGTAATCTTCCAATCATTGAATTAGTATTTAGATTAGTGCTTGTTTTATTTAATCTTCCTTTTGGTGTTAATCCTAATTCATTCATTAAAACAACAATTAATTTTAGAGATTCTTTGCGAATAGAAACATAAGGCGATGGCCCAATAGTTTTTCCGTCATTAAAGCTTGTTACTAAACCTTCAACGGCAATATGGCGATTGCAATCTATGTAAGTATCAATCTGATCTGCAAGCATGGCTAATGAATGTTTATCTTGATCCGAGCCTAAACCATAAAGATCATAAAGATAGTTAGAAG